AAAATACTTATTTACTATTCTTGAAAGATGAAGAAGTTGTTCGCACCTAAAGTACAAACTGCTCTTTCAGACAAGAAATTCACTTGCATGTTATCCACATCACTTGTTCTTGCACCACCAGCAGAACCAGTAATCCAAGTTTTGTAACGTCTGTCTTCTGTTTTCAGAAGCTCTATATCTAACATGTAAGAAAGGTCTCTTAGCGTTTTTACCAAGAATTTGGTCATAAACACTAGTTGATCCAGCTGGTACAAGTAGTCCGTTTACACGTCCTGAACCTGCTCCTGTTGGAAGTCCCCCTCTCATTGTTGGGTCATTTAAATATTTCCAGTCAGTTTTATAAAAGTCGTAACCTCTTCTGAAACCAGAGAATCCTAAATTTAACGCCATTTCTTCGTCATTGTCAAATAGACCGTATGATGTACCACCTGCTCCGTAAGAGTTTTGAGCGGCTAACATATCATCGATATCAAAAGCAAACTGTCTGTCAACGAATATTACGTTTTCTTCAATTGCTCCTTGCTTGTCAAGACGACTAATTACATTGTCAAAGTCTGCTAATGTAGTTGGGTTACCACCATCCCAGATATTTCCTCTGTTTTGAACAGCATAAAATATACCATCCGAACCAGCTCCTGGATCAGCAGCAGCACCTGAGCTACCTAAGATTGCTGCAGCACCAGAGTTTTGCTCTGCAGGTACAGCTTCAATCATTGCAGTTTCTAAATAATCATCAAATCTAAGTCTTGTTTCATGCTCAGATTTTAAATACCAAAGGTATCCTGTTGCTCCATCTTCAGTAGTAATTTCTACCCAGCCAATTTGAGCCATATCAGATCCAGATACATTGTAAGTATCTTTAATGATAATAGGCTTATTGTCAAAGATNAAGTCGTTAGATTCAAGAGAACCTACCATTCCAGCAGTTCCTTTCTTAAATTCTGATCCGTAAATAAATACAGTAACGTCTGAATTCCCTACACCTGTTCCTGCAGTTACCATTCCACCGCCTTCATAAAAGTCTGCTGTAAATTGGCCTCTACCACCGGCAGCATTGTTTACTGCACTTACGACAGCTTTGTTTGAACCAGAGCCGTCATTTTGAACCACTACAATAGTTTGTCCAACTCTAACAACTTGTTCTGCTGCAGTAGGGTCTAGCACATCGTTTACTTGAAACGTCACTTGGTCAGCGCCAGCTATACCACCGCTTCCTACTTGAGTATATTTAGTATGTAATCTACCTTGTTCTGCCCATTTGATAAGGTCAGAGTTAGTAGGCATCTCTGCTCCTACCATACGTAGGAAAGAAGAGATTGTTCTGTTACCATAACGCTCGAATTCTTTTTCGTACGTATCAGGCAAATATTGATTCAACCAATCAAAATCTGCATTGGTTAAATAGTTTTGAGCTGTAGGAGTTCTTTCTGAACTCGGCGTTAGCGCAAATGTTGGAGTCGATTTTACTTGTCCAGCCATAATATATAATTTTTAATTAATTTTAAATTTAACTTCGTTTTACACTTTTAATTTTCAGTCCTCTACTCGAAGGTTGAGATACTGATTTAACTTGCATTCCTCCTTTAGTCGATATTTCTGGTGTTGTGCGCTCAGTCATATTTATATTTTTAGTCTTACGCATAACATCTTCAGTCGCATTTGATTTGCCCTGATCATAAAAGAACTGAGCAAACTTTTCAGGATTCATTGCTATAGCTAAAGAGCGGTGGTATCCTGCGGCGTCTTTAAGCATCCCTCCTTCATCCAAGAATTTTTTTATAAAATTCATTGGAGTGTCTTGAGCTTTTCTTAAATCAGCTGGGCTACCAGGAGAAAACATTACTTCTGAATCATCTACCTTGAATTTAAAACCTTTAAACTCGGTATTAAATAATTCATCACTTTTTTTCGCACACCAATTTGCTCTGCGATCGCCTTCTTCTTGTTGCGTTTTAGCTTCACTCATATATTGCTTATAAGCTTCATATTCTTTAGAGGGCGGGGCTGAACTTTCTCTTGACTCAAGAGGCTGTTTGTATAATTCCTGCTGTTCTCTAAAAAATTTTTTAGCTTTTGCAATATCTTTTTTCTTTGCTAGTTTGAGTTTTTTTATAGCTGCGGGCTCATCAACCTCTTCATCATAATCATATTCTTCCATTAAGGAATCAATGTCTTCAGGGTCTAAGCCTTCTTCGGTTACAGTTAAATACTGTCGTAGCAAAGAGTCAGGATTCATGCTAGAGAAATCTTGTTGTAATTTAACATAGTCCTCTAAATTTCTTCCTGTTTCTTTTTTATATTTAAAGTAAGCAGCTACATCTTCGGGCAGAGGCTCAGCCTCTTCTCTTTCAGCTGTTAGTTCTTCTAAAGAACCAATCTGCTTACCATATCTTTTTTCAATAAATGAAAGAACGTCTGTCTCTTTTATTTCCGGTGGCTCGCTCTGTTCAACCTTTGTTGTTTCCGTTACCGGCTCTTCAACAGTTTCGGTAGGTTCAGGGTCGCTTACCGGCTCTTCTGATTTTTGTTCAGGCTCAGAAGACACTTCTTTAACTACCTGTTTTTCTTCTTTATTGTCATCAAACTCTAGCTTCTGCTGAGCTTCATGTTTGTCTAAAAGTTCTTGTTCAATTTGCTGTTTAGACTTTTCAACCACGTCTGTGACTTCTCTGACTTTTATATTCATTTGATTAGATTTGATTTATAAAACAAAATTAATAAAAAAAGAAATACGTTTTTAGCTACCTAGGATCGAACTCTGCAAGGTCAAATCCGTCCATAGAATCTTCATTTGATTCAAAATTTTTGGGAGGTAAATTATTTTTTCTTTGATTTATTAATTGAGATTGTTCTGTGTTTTGTTGGCTTATTCTTTCTTTTTTAGCTTCTTCTCTCGCTCCTTCTCTAAACGCTAAAGCATTTTCTGAAACATTCCTAAGTTGCTGATTATAAGCAAACTCTTGTTTCATAAGCTGAGCTTTAAGGTTAGCTTCATTGTTTTGTTTCTCTATCTCAAAAGCAATTTCAGCTTGCTTTACTTTCATTTCCGCTTGAGCTTCTAATTCAATTTTTTGAACTGCTACTTGGGCAGCCATTTCTTGAGACTTGAGTTGTTGTTGAGAAATCATAGCTTGTTTTTGCATTTCTCTTTTTTCGTCAGCTTCTTGTTTAGATTTACGTTTTACTTTTAATAACTGATTTGCAAGTTTAAGATTTTTTATTTCTCTTATATCAATCGCATCTTCAAGGTTAATGTCTTGTTTGGATAAAGCCATTTGTATGTTTTGCTCTAACATCGCTTTTTGCTCTTCGTCTGGTGACAGTTCTATAAATACCCCAAAGTCATATATGTAAAGCTGAGAAATTTCTCCTAAGATACTAACATTATACTTTCCTATTTTGTTAATAAAATCATCTTTAAAATCTGAAAACTCTAATATGTCAGCCACCCGATACGTTAGCGCTTCAGCCAACGTGCGATATATGTAAAGACTTCCATCTAATATATGGCGGGGAGGCGTTTTTGAATTTAATGCAGCAAGTTTTTGCACCCCTACCAAAGCGTCTGGGTTAGGAGTAGAGCCATCTCTCGCCTCATTAAGACCTGTTACCGACCTAATCATATCCAGATAATGATTATAATTAGCTATAAGCATCTGTGTTTTAGCCGCACCTGAATTACTAGTGAGTTCTTTAATAAGGACCCTACCTTGATTATACTCCCCTTCTTGAGTATAACTTCTCCCTACTACACTACCTGTTTGAAAGTATAAACGCAAAGCGTCTTCCGGATTATAAGCTGCTCCAGTCCCCAGGTCAACTTCATTTAAGCCGTCGGCATCTATATACACACCATCTGGCACCACCCTTGCTATTACTTGTTGTAATTTTAAATGAGTCATTTGAATTAAATCAGCAAAAGGAATCATTCTTCTTACTAAAGATTCTATTACGCCTTTGTACATTCTAGGAGCAACGGCTACATAATTAGGCAACGCATGTTGAGATGAAGACTTAGGTCTAACCATGTTTTTAGCTAACTCCCATTTAAGAATAATGTTAGTTCCCATCACCATAACCCCATCATACCACACATCAATAGTTTTTTCTATTTTTTCAAACTTGCCTTCTTCTAACATTTCTTCTGGAGGATTAAAGGTGTCGTCTTTTTCTATCATCCTCGAAGCTCCAACGTCATTAATTTTTTTCTTATAAACAATTTTTTTTGTTGTCTTGTAGTTAAAATACATTAACGTACAAGTGTCTCTATAAAATATGTCATTTTCATAATACTGAGCAGTATTAAAATAATCATACCAGCTTTGGCTATATTGAGAAATTTTTTCTAAATCTTCTCTAGTTAACTTAGGGTCTATTTTTATTAACTCACTGATGCCCATCGTTTTAATTTCCCCCCAATAAAAACAATCTTTAAAATAAGGGTCTTCTGTATAACTATAAACTACATTAGCTGGATCAACATAAGAAACTTTTACACCTGCTCCTGGCAAAAACTCATGCTTTGCCATGCCCACACCGACAACCATTTGATCGTAATCAATACGTTTTCTAATATCTTCATAATGGTTTTCAGCAAACATAGTATCAATAGCTTCTTCTTCTGCAATCTCAATAGCAGGTTTATAATTTAAATTCATGTATAATGAAAGCTCTTCATCCGAAGCTGGTAGTTCGTCGGGATCCATAATAAAAGGATCAAAGCCTGATTCTTCTTTAATTGTAGTTAAAACAGGTTTTGCCGCCATCTGTCCTTCAATCATGTCTTGATATTTACTACGCTTGGATTGAGACAAAGCGTCTTGAGCGTAGGCTTTCACCTTAAACAAGCGGTTTTGCATTCCATTTACAACTATGTCTACAAATTTAGGGAGGATAGGAACCGGGGTCCAATCAAGATTTAAATAAGACAAATCTCCATCTACCGCTAATTCGTTTTTATATTTAGCTATAGACTGCTCACCTCTAGCATAAAGTCTTAGTCTATTAAAATCTCTCCATTGACTGTAATACCTACAGCCATTTGAATCTTTTCTAAACCATTCGTATTGTATCGCTTGACCTATCTGTAATCCGAACTCATCGGTGGCTTTTTCTGCGTCCGATACAAACTGACTTGGAAAACCTACAGATGAAATATTAATTTTAACGTCCTTCATCTATTTAATTAATTCACTATAAATTCCACTGTTACCATATCTTGCAAAGTTAAGATTTATTTTGGTTTGTTTTTGCTCGGGTAAATAAAGGTTTTTTTGATTAGCCATTATCGCTAAACCCGAGCTAATACTAGCATCAAAATGCGTTCGGTTGTTAATATCAAATCTCGACCACTCTTCTAGGGTTCTCATAAAATACATAGATCCCATATCATTAGCCGCCCTATAAGTTCCTTCCATATCTAAACCTACATGTTTTTCTATATAGGACTCAATGGCCGCCGCATGAGATTGCTTTACATCTTCGGAAGTATTAGGAATTCCTCCTAACTCTTTTTCAGCTTTTGAAAGTTTATTGAAATGTCTATCGGGACGGTTCATGCTAAAGCCTCGATAACCACGGTTTTTGAAATGATACAAAAGTCTGGGCTTGTTGTTTTCCACTAAGATCGGCATGCTGTAAAACACACAGGCCATTAAGACTTCTTCAAAAAATATCTCGGCAGTCTGGGGCCTAGCAACATATTCTAGAAAAAACTCACTGCTTGGAGCCTGTTCCATGCTAAACTTAGTTAATCCATGCAAAGCTCCATTAGATCCTCTGCCCCCTACAGTGCCCGATATATCATAAGAGTCACAACCAAAAGCCCCGATGTGTTCATTTACTGGATAGCAAGTTCCGTTTCTGCTTTGTTTTTTATTGGTTAGTGATTTGTTGGGCGTCCACGAAACTTTAAACCTGCCTTTGGGGTCTGGGCTAAATATAACCTCTGTGTCTTTTACTCCGTCTTTCCAATAAAATCTACCGGTTGTAACGTGCTGCCCCATTATCAAAGAATCATTATAGTCAATCTGTTGATATATTTTACTTAGATTAAATAAAGAAGATTTACTTTCGTCCCTAAACGCATGAGATACGCTTCTGGGAAACTGACGGTAATACTCATTTAAAGCATCAGGATCTTTTTTTAATGAGTCTACTTCAGCTTGCCAATAGTCTATAGCCCCATTAGTAATCATTTCTCCATCGACGCCTAAGACAGGTTTTTCGGGTCTATAAAAAACAGGCATCCCGTACCTATCAATAAATCCTTCCATGTTCCACTCCATAGGAATAAACAAAGAATACATGCCGCTTTTTGTTTGGCCGTTAGAGTTTCTTGTGCTTACGTCTGAATCTTCAAATAATTTTTTAAAGTTAGCCCCTCCTTTACTTAATGCATTAGACGTAGATCCCATCATGCATTTCCCAATAATTTTACTTCCGAGTCTTAAACACGTCTTGGTTACTCGCCAATTGTTTAAAATGTTATTGGGCTTTAACCACTTACCGCTTTCATCATGTACTAAAAGCAAAAGCTTTTCCCCGTCATAAGAGTTCTCATCTGTATTCTTCCAATCTATGGTGGTGTCCAAGCCATACAACTCGTCATCAGCTATGTCATACATGTTTTTCTTAGTAATTTTAGAAGCCGGAATTCTAAAAGCTAATTCTGTTTTTGGCTTATCCATTCCATCTTGTATCGGTTTGAAAAAAAATGGTAGCCTGTTGGCTATAGGTACAACTTTATCTGTAAACATTTTTTTAGCATCCGATCCAGTTTTAGATAATATACCTACCCTTGCATCTTTAGCTAAAGTTCCAGTGTTTACACACTCAGAAGAACCCATAAAAGAAAAACCTGATCGTCTGATTTTTAAATAATCTAAACCAAAACATCTGTTATCAGCTTTACAAGCCTCCCAATAAATAAAAAAGATTCTATTAGCTTCTCTAAAATCTGGATACCCTACATCTATTGTAGTCCATTGCAAATACATATAATGAGCTCCGGTAATATAAGTTGGTTTTCCGTTATTAAAAAAAGTATATCCTAATTCGCGTCTATCAAACTCTCCCTCAATATAGTCTACCCATTTATTTTTAAATGCAGCAGGCATTTCATTCCATTGAAATATAGAAGATACTCTAGAGAGCTCTCTGGGTAAAAGTTTTCGCTCCCAATACTGGTTTGATTTTGTCTCCGATCTTTTATAACCGCTGCCTTCTATAGGCGGAAGAGCTATATGTAGCCCGTTTATTTCTACCACCTCACCTATCTTTCCAGATTTTGAAATAACTACTACGTCATATTTCTGATTATACCCATAAAACCAAGTGCGTCCTTTGTTTTTACGTTTTATAATACCACTGGGTATATAATTTATAACGGTGCTGTATATTTTATTTTGATCTTCTTTCTGCAAAGCCTTGTTTTGTATCTGTCTTTTGATTATTAACAGACATGTTTATATTTTCTTGTTCTGCATCTATTTTATTTAATATTTCAAATGCATCAAAAATTGCTAACTTTTTAGTAGCGGCTGCATTTTTTAACCTATCTGCAGCTAACTCATCCTCAGGGTCTGGTTTAATAATATTTTCTTTAGCCACTTTAATAAGCTGCTCAACTGCTTTTCTTCCGGCTTCTATTATTTGTACTTTTAATAATTCTGAACTCATAGCATTAAAGTTATTTGATGGTCATACATTTCTATACAGCTTTTCCCCATCAACCTCAAAACTCATATTCACTCTCTGGTTTAAAACTTACGTGTGCTCCTTTTTCTACTCCTTGAGAAATTAAATACTTATTAGGATATTTCATTTCCCCCATTAAAGGTTCTTCTTGTCCTCTTTTAAAAGATAAAAGATTTTTTTGTCTTTAAAGGTTTTATAAAACAATATCTATCATGGCTAAACCACTGGCCCTTTTGTTTATACATATAGAACTGGTCGTTATCAACAAAAAACAAATCGTCCTTGAAATAACTTTTCCCACTTTTTTGCCTACCCCTCATATCGTTATAGTATTTAAAAACATTATGATGAACTAAAAGTGTATCAGAAATTCTTATATCCCCTTGATAATTTAGAGGCAAGTGTTGAACTAGCGCTTCTCTGTTAGAAAATTTATAGTCCTCTTCCGAGGAGCTAGTAATAAAATCTATCTCTGCAATTTTTTTAGTATTATTATATCTTTTACCCGCTACAGGTTTTACTATAAAATAAAAAGGTGACTTCATTAAAAGTTTATATTATACTCTATAGAAACAGGAATATGAGAGTTAAATTCTTTCCATAAAAGAATTTCATCTTTTCGTTGAATCCATATTTTTATGGACCCTGAAGACTCTACGTGTTGAATAAGATGAATAAAATATTTACCGTTTAAAATTTCTTGACCCACCAAGTAGTGCATTGCTCCAGACTTATAATCTGGACCTACAGAAATTTTCCTTATATCCATTAGATTTGATTTAATTTGAATATAAAGATACAAATTATTTAACGCCCTTGTCCGCGATAGAGTTTGCGGTAGTTCTTGGAAGACTTTAAAGAAGAAGTTTTAGTTTTAGAATGAACTCCAGGCCTTCTAACTTTAGACTTAGTTTTATAAGAACTATAATTGATTGTTTTCGCCACCGCTCATCATGTTAGTCTTATGTTTACTTCCTGCTGATGAGCCAAAATAATATCCAATAACTTGAGTAAATGCCGCCACCACCGCNCCAAAGCCCATATCAAATAATCTTTGAGACTCTTCGGGTACTTGCCATCAGCCTATTGCACCAGCCACTACACCTACAAAACATAATGTTATTCCCCACCCCACAGTTTTAAAAAGGATGTCGTTTGACCCCGCATTAAGGGCCGCAATTTCTCGTTGTCTAGCACTCGCTCGATCTGCCACTTCAGCTTCATAAGCTTCTAGCACCATTTCTTGAGCTTTAATTTTATCTTCGGCTGGGGCGTCTGCTGTTTTTATAGAAGATATTACGTCTTCAATACCCATGTTTCCATTAATAATATTTCCTAATGTAGGGTTAATAAGTCCTACCGATGCTTTTAAAAGCCGCCCTACTGTAGTTTGTCCAAACTTTTTTTTCTTTTTACTCATGATGTTATATAAATTAAACTAACATAAAAAATTAATAAGCCGTAAAGCACAGATTTTAAAATTATTTTCATATTACTTTATTAGTCTAGTTTTTCCGTTTTCTTTTACTGCCTTTAAGGCTCGGCCTCTATTTTCGCTATCAGAGACATAACTTATATGTACCCAATCAGGATTGTCATCATCTCCAAACTCCCATATAATTTGATCAAAGTTTAAATTTTCTTTAACATAGNGAAACATCTCAGCATTTGTTTTATAACCNAAGGTGTCATCCACGTCAAGCGCGCGGCCCTGGCAATGTTGTGATCGAGAACTTCCGCCAATAGCACGATTCAAATCTTCGCATCTGAAATAACTATTTATTTTTATGGGACCTCCCACCCATTTTCTTAGAGGCTCAAAAATATTATCGGCTAGTATTCCCATATTAGAAAGTTCATAAGGGCTTGGAGTGTTGTCGATACCTAGTCGGCTTGCGGTGTTAGATTTAACACCTTCTTTATACGATACATGCTCACTTATTCTTTCCATGCATTATATACCATTTNTGTAAAGTGTACCCAATAGCTACTAAGGTGGCAATAATTTTCAGCACGACATCAATGTCCGTCATTGAAGTGGCTAGGGCTCCTGCCGTTAGCGCATAAACTTTTATATCAGTCACAGTCATTTTGTTTAGATGAAACATAAATATAGTTTACAGTTATTTTCCCTAGAGTAGTGTCTTGAACGTAATTCATCTTTTTTTAGATTTTTTACCAGATCTGTTTTTTCCTTGCATTGCACCAGGCACATCTCCGATTTGATTACCTACTTCTTTTATAGCTTTAGTAACGTCTTTAAGCTCTTCTCCTACACGATCTACTCTTCTAGCTACATCTTTTTTCATTTGAGCAAACTTATGCTCTAAGATGTCAGGGATCATGTTATTGTTCTCGTCTTTAGTAAGACCTTTTTTTGATAACCATATTGCGGCTATGTTTATTACGATTAGCAAAACTACTAATCCGATAAGTATTAATATAGTTGTGTTCATAATTATAATTATTTGATTGCTAAATAAAGATATTGACCTCCAGTCGCATTTCTTGAAGCATCATTATCTTCTAATGTAAACCCATCAGAGTTAAATGTTATACGAAAACTACCAAATGCCGCTTGACTTGTGTCTAGTCTTATCATTTCTATATTTCCTGATCCGTCCACAGCACCAGCTGTAAAGGCTAACCAGTGGTCAGATCCAGCTCCTCCTGAATTTATTCTTTTTATTAATACATAGGAAGGTTGAAATCCCCCTGCTCCTGTAGATTGCCCGTCATCAGTAACATATATTCTATGTGGCGCATTTCCGTCCCCAGAATAAGTTGATATTCGTTGGTAGCTATCTTTCGATGCAACGCAATACGCAATGAAGGACTGATTATTATCTGAAACATTACCCCCATTACCTACACTAAACACATCAGTTGTAGGAGAAGTGCTATTCCATTCGTCATTGGTGGTGGTTTCTGAAGTAGCATCATTCAATACTAACCTGTAAGCTGCGCTAGTAAGGCCGGATGAATATACAGGCCAATCAGATGTACCAGTAAGCTTTTTGACTAGTATTAAGCCTGGTGCAACTCCCAATCCATGACCTATAGTTGCGGTTGCTCCATCACCAGTCCATTTTACAATTGAGAATCCTGCCGCGGCATTTGCACTAACTATACTAGTCCTTGTTCCATCATTATTAATAGTAGATAAACCGCCGGCTTTCCAATTCCATGAAACATAAGTTACACTTCCATCGTTAACATTATTTGATGATCCCACTGTAAATCCATTAGGATTAAATTGATTTAAAGCTGTCGGTTCAATAGACTGAACAAGTTGAGTATCTGATTCTATAGCATACGTAGCCCCTCTTAGCGTATCATATAATTGATGGCGATTTATAGCGTCTCTAGATTTTGTCCAACTAAAATCAGGAGCAAATGGAGTGAATATACTTTGAGTAGCTCCCGTTCCTGAATACAATGTAGGTGAAAAGCTATTGGCTGCAGTTGGAACCGAAGAGTCTTTATTAGCCGCAAACGCAATATATATATATGTCCCTCCGCTTGCATTAGTATTGGGATCCGTTGTAATTAACTGAAATCCATTCTTACAAAAATCTACAGTTACAAAAGTTGATTCTGCGCTATCTAAATTAGGAAATAACTCTTTATCTCTCGGATTGCTTGGACTTCTTTTATTGTCAAACATTCTCCAATTTGCAGTACTATCAGTTCTTTTTATCATTACAAAAGCCGGTTCAAATCCATCTGTGCCCGTGGCACTCCCATCGCTTGTAGTG